CGCGGCTGCGTGTGTGTGTGTGCACGGTCTGCAAACAATTTATTTTTATTTTATTTTTTGTTATACTCGGCTCATGTTTGAATCGCTCCCATTCGCGCCTCGTCAAGTTAAAGCTACCGAGTCACGGCTACGCAGCATCTACGACGCTGCCCGTGCAGGATTGCGCGGCGACGCGTTGGCGTTTGCAGCAGGAATGTTGCCTGTCGAGTACCGACAACTCACGCAGCTTGACCCAGTAGTGGAACTTGCAGAACAGAAAGGACGCGCAGACTCCGAGGTTGAGATGTCTACAATCATGCGTAACGCAGCCCTTGCTGGCGACGCTAAGATGGCGCTAGAGTTCTTAAAGCACAAACACGATTGGGTTGCCAAGCAACAAGTCCAGGTCGATGTGACGCAACAGATCAGTATCATCACTGCTTTAGAGCAGGCTCAACAGAGGCTCACAATAGATGCAGACGACGCAATATACAGCCCAAGAAGAGATGACTCTAATGAGCCGTCTCTGGTCACCCGCAATCAAGGATGATCCACTAGCGTTTGTCTTGTTTACGTTTCCTTGGGGTGTGCAAGGCACTCCCTTGGCTAACTTTACTGGTCCACGCAAGTGGCAGCGGGAAGTGTTAATTGAACTCAGAGACCATATTAAGCAAAACAACGGCAAGGTAGACTTTGATACGCTTAGGATGGCAACCTCTTCTGGTCGAGGTATTGGTAAGTCTGCGCTCGTTTCATGGCTTACCATCTGGATGCTCTCCACACGGATTGGCTCGACCACCATCATCTCAGCAAACTCTGAGTCTCAATTAAGGAGTGTCACTTGGGCAGAGATCACTAAGTGGTTGGCAATGTCTTTGAACTCCCATTGGTTCGAGGTGAGCGCCACCCGCCTCATGCCGGCTAAGTGGATTACAGAGTTGGTCGAGCGAGACTTAAAGAAAGGCACACGCTACTGGTCGGTAGAGGGGCGCTTGTGGTCGGCTGAGAACCCAGACTCTTATGCTGGTGTCCACAACTATGATGGCGTGATGGTGATCTTTGACGAAGCCTCTGGTATTGATGACTCTATCTGGGCAGTGACTTCTGGCTTTTTTACTGAAAACACCCCGAACCGCTTCTGGTTGTCTTTCTCCAACCCACGACGCAATACTGGCTACTTCTTTGAGTGCTTTAATTCCAAGCGTGACTTCTGGAAGACTAAGATTGTGGACGCACGCACGGTCGAGGGCACGGACAAGGCGGTCTATGAGCAGATCATTGAGGAATATGGTGCGGACTCGAGCCAAGCAGCAGTGGAAGTCTATGGCTCCTTCCCCTCTGCTGGTGATGATCAGTTTATCTCTAGTCTCATAGTAGACGAGGCGATGAAGCGTGAGAAGTACAAAGACTCTAGCGCCCCCATTATCGTGGGGGTTGACCCTGCGCGGTTTGGGAGTGACTCGACCGTCATTGCCATCCGTCAGGGACGCGACATTATTGCGATTAAGCGGTTCAAAGGTGATGATACGATGACCGTTGTGGGGCATGTCATTGAGTGTATTGAGGAGTATGCCCCTGCGATGGTGGTGGTCGATGAGGGTGGCGTGGGCGGAGGCGTGGTTGATCGCTTGAAAGAGCAGCGCTACAAGATTCGGGGGGTGAATTTTGGTAGTAAGAGCAAAAACCCGATGATGTATGGCAACAAACGGGCTGAAATGTGGGGAGAAATGCGTCAATGGTTGAAAACTGCGTCGATTCCTAGTGACAGGATACTAAAAACTGATTTAATATCGCCTATAATGAAGCCGGACTCTAAGGGTACGATCTTTTTGGAGTCAAAGAAGGATATGCGTGCTCGTGGTCTAGCCTCACCAGATGCAGCAGATGCGATATGTGTAACTTTTGCATTCCCTGTGGCGCATAGAGAGACTACAGTAGTTAAAGTAAGAAGTTACTCACAAAGTGGCATGGCAACTAGCTGGATGGGATCGTAATGGCTAAGAAATCGGTGTCATTATCTGTCGGTCGAGGCGAGAAGTTACCCGCAAAGCAGGGGGCTGGGCTGACCGCCAAAGGGCGTGAGAAGTATAATCGCGAGACTGGATCAAATTTAAAAGCACCAGCACCCAACCCAAAGACCAAGGCTGATGCAGGACGCAAGGCGTCCTTTTGTGCAAGAATGGGTGCGGTTGCAGCCAACGCTAAGGATGGCGAACGTGCTAAGGCTTCTCTTAAAAGGTGGAAATGTTAAATGGCTACTAAACCTGGACTATACGCAAATATCCACGCCAAACGAGAGCGTATCAAAGAAGGCTCTGGCGAGAAAATGAATAAGGTGGGGTCAAAGAACGCCCCCACCGCTAAAGATTTCAAACAATCTGCTAAGACGGCTAAGAAGAAATAACTATGCCTTTAGTTAAATCACCCACTAAAGAAGCCTTCCGTAAGAATGTGAAGGCTGAAGTCAAAGCCGGAAAGCCCGTCAAACAAGCCGTTGCAATCGCTTACTCTGTGAAAAGAAATGCTAAAACCAATAAATGACAATATCGTAGTCAAACCTGACCCTTTTGTTCAAAGCGGCCTTATTATTATGCCTGAAGAGGATATGCGCACAGGCGTTGTGGTCGCTGTCGGTCCAGGCAAGAAGGGATCGAACCGCCCACTAATGGTGTCGGTCGGTGACCATATCATGTATAGTGGCACAATTGACCAAACCTTTGACGGTTTGCTCATTATGAAGGACAAGGATGTTCTGGGGACAGTATGAAAGATAAAGACATCATCTCGGTTGCCAAAAGCCGCTTCACAATGGCTGTATCAGCGTATTCTGAGAGCCGAGAGGATGAGCTAGATGACTTGCGATTCTACGCCGGAAGTCCTGACAATTCCTGGCAATGGCCAGCCGACGTGCTTCAAACCAGAGGCTCCGTCCAAGGTCAAACCATCAACGCCCGCCCCTGCCTCACCATCAACAAACTCCCCCAGCACGTCAGACAAGTTACTAACGATCAACGCCAAAATCGACCAAGTGGGAAGGTAATTCCTGTTGACGACAAGGCTGACGTTGAAGTGGCTGAAATCTTTGACGGGCTGGTGCGTCACATTGAGTACATCTCTGATGCGGATGTGGCGTATGACACGGCGTGTGAGAATCAGGTGTCCTATGGCGAGGGTTATATTCGTCTGCTGACTGAGTACTGCGACGATAACTCCTTTAACCAAGACATTAAAATTGGTCGCATTCGCAATTCGTTCTCAGTCTATATGGATCCCACCATCCAAGACCCGTGTGGGTCGGATGCGCAGTGGTGCTTCATTACTGAAGACCTGACCAAAGAAGAGTATGAGCGTCAGTTCCCTGATGCGCAGCCTATATCGTCAATGATGCAGCAAGGTGTGGGCGATGCTTCTATCTCGCAGTGGGTAAGCGAGAATACGGTTAGGATTGCTGAGTATTTCTATATTGAGCATGAGAAGGCAACACTTAACCTGTATTACGGTAATGTGAGTGCCATGAAAGGCTCGGTTGAAGATCAAGACATGGTCATGCGTGGCATGAAGCCAATTCGCACCAGAACTGTTGACATTAAAAAGGTCAAATGGTGCAAGATCAACGGTTTTGAGGTGCTTGAGTCCCAAGATTGGGCGGGTGCATCTATTCCTGTTGTGCGGGTGGTCGGTAACGAATTTGAAGTCGATGGTCGCATTTATGTCTCTGGTATTGTGCGTAACGCTAAAGATGCGCAGCGCATGTATAACTACTGGACTAGCCAAGAAGCTGAGATGTTAGCCTTGGCGCCCAAAGCCCCGTTTATTGGCTATGGTGGTCAGTTTGAAGGCTACGAGCAGCAATGGAAGACAGCTAACACCACCAACTGGCCATATCTGGAAGTTAACCCTGATGTGACCGACGGTGCGGGCGGTGTATTGCCCCTGCCACAACGTGCGCCCCCGCCGCTCCCCCAGACTGGCTTAATTCAAGCCAAAATGGGCGCAAGTGACGATATTAAGGGCACGACTGGTCAGTATGACTCGAGCCTTGGTCAGACCTCTAACGAGCGTTCTGGTAAGGCAATCTTGGCGCGTGAGCGTCAGGCGGATGTCGGCACATACCACTATGTGGATAACTTAGCCCGTGCTGTGAGATATATCACACGTCAGATCGTGGACTTGGTGCCTAAGATTTATGATACCGAGCGCATTGCTCGTATTATTGGCATTGATGGCGAGACAGACATTGTTAAGGTTAACCCTAACCAACCGATGCCGGTCAATAAGATTGTGGATCAGCAAGGCATTGTGCTTGAGAAGATTTACAACCTTGGTGTGGGCAAGTACGATGTTTGCGTGACGACCGGTCCGAGCTACATGACCAAGCGTCAGGAAGCTCTGGAAGCGATGGCGCAGCTCTTGCAAGGCAACCCCCAATTGTGGGCGGTTGCAGGCGACTTGTTTATTAAGAACATGGATTGGCCTGGTGCGCAGGAGATGTCCAAGCGCTTTGCCAAAACGATCGATCCTAAGATCATGGAAGGTGGGGATGACTCACCTGAGATGCAGGCTGCGAAGATGCAGATGGATGCGATGAATCAAGAGATGGAGCAAATGATGCAGATGCTCCAGAACGTGTCTAAATCTGTTGAGGTTCAAGAGCAGCAACGTGCGGATTATGAGGCTCAGATCAAGGCGTTTGATGCCGAGACTAAGCGTATCTCTGCCGTACAAGCTGGCATGACTTTTGAGCAGATTCAAGACATTGTGAGCGGCACTATTGCGGCTGCTCTTGATACTGGGGACTTGATTGGTGGTGCGCCACAGCGTCAGCCGTTTGAGATGCCTATGGAACAACCACCAATGCCTGAGCAGGGTATGATGCCGCCTCCTGACCAAATGATGCCGCCACCGATGGAGCAACCACAATGAAATGCGCAGAATTTGTAGGTATGTTTTTCTTAGCACGGGATGTCACGCACTCTGTACATTTGAACACCCGCAATTATTCTAAGCATAAAGCACTGCAAAAGTTTTACGAAAACATCATTGATTTGGCGGATAATTTTGCTGAAGCCTATCAAGGCAAACATGGTTTAATTGGTCCAATCGGACTACAATCTGCTAAGAAGACCACAAATGTTCTTGAGTTCTTAGAAGATCAGGTCAAAGAAATTGAAAAGTGCCGGTATGAAGTGTGCGACAAAGAAGATACGCCACTTCAGAATTTGATTGATGAAATTCTGGCACTATATTTTTCCACGCTGTATAAACTTAAATTTTTGGCGTAAGGCTAAATTATGCAAAAGCAAATTACTTCTATTTACGGCTATCAGCAGATCACTAGCCTTACAAGTGCCACAGGATTGACTGTACCGGCAAGAGACATTTCTGGTCTAGTTGGATCACCGGTCACTGCGTACATTCGTTGCGAAACACAGGGTGTGCGTTGGCGAGATGATGGCGTGGCTCCCACTGCCTCTGTTGGCTTTCCTTTGTCCCCAGGCGACGTGCTTGTATACGACGGTGACTTGAAACGAATTCAATTTATCGAGCAAGCTGCTTCCTCCAAACTTAACGTGGCGTACTACACATGAAAATTTACCCATCAATAGGTTTTGGTGGGGTCTTTAATGCCTCCGCCTATCAGCTTAGTGCTGACGCAATTATCACCGAAGCAACAACAGCTAGAACGCTGTCTGCTGCGGATAATGGCAGGATTATTTACTGTACGTCTGGTTCAGCCACCACAATTACTTGCGCTGCCGGACTTGGCAAAGGGTTTAGTTGCACAATTATTCAGGGCGGTGCGGGTAAGGTAACTGTAGCGGCGGGTGGACAAACACTTGTTTCGTATTCAGGACTTTTAAGTACAATGGGTCAGTATGCTGTTATTTCTGCTATTTGTCCTGTTGCTAATACTTTCTTACTTGCTGGTAATTTGGGAGTCTAAGATGACTGTAACCCTTTCTCCCGTTGGCGGCGCAGCCGGTCAGTTTTTTGATAGTAATGGCGATCCATTAGCTGGCGGAAAGCTGTACACATACGCCGCTGGTACGACTACGCCTGAAACAACGTATACCAGCATACTTGGTCTTACATCTAACCCAAATCCAATCATCCTAAATTCTGGTGGGCGTGTGCCTTCTGAAATTTGGTTGACTGACGCAATAGAATACAAGTTTGTTTTGCAAACTTCTACTAACATATTGATCGGCACTTGGGACAATATTACTGGCATCAATAGCGGTCAAGACGCAGCTAATATTTCTTTTACTGGATTTAAAAATCAAGTAGGTTTTGTATCAGATTTAGCTGATGACGATGGTTCGGATTGGATTGGTTTCGACCCTGCTAGTGCAAATGCAATTGCAAGATCAGCGCAAGACAAAATGCGCGATTCGGTTAGTGTTAAAGATTTCGGCGCAACGGGCGATGGCGTGACAGATGATACTGTTGCGATTAATGCTGCGTTTGCCTATGCTGCTACAGTTCAAGGCTCTGTAATTTTACCGTCTGGAACGTATAACATTTCTAGCCCGATATCTATTTATAACGGCGTCCGTGCATTTATCGGAAATGGTGGCACACTCTTTTCAACGACAGCAAATGGATATGTAGTTCTGGCAGGAATTGCGTCTAGTAGACCAAGCAATGTTTCTAATTGTAAAGTTCAAGGTATTAACTTAAATGCTAATTCTTTAGCGACTTCTGGAATTATATGCCAAAACGTAAACAATTGTTTAATTGAAGGAAACCATCTTTATAATTTACCTTTTGCAGACGCAAACGGAATTTTACTAAGAACGTATAAAGCTGGATTGGCTAATTCATTTTCTAATATTGTTAGCAATAATATTATTTCTGGTGCTGTTGCAAGTAGCAACGATCCTGGCGGTACAGGCATTGGTGTTGATGTATTAAATGCTGATTTAAATTATGGTTCAACAGGAACATCCACTCCTTTAGATTATTGGAAAGCAACTTTTACCGCTGCTGATGCTACATACAAAAGTATAACTAACGTAATAGCAAACAATTCTGTTGTTGGTGCTCTTTACGGTGTATCGCTTTCCGCAGGGTCTTACAACACTGTGACGGGAAACAGCCTTCAGTCTAATATTCGTGGCATTTCGGTACAAAACTGTAGCGTTGGAAACGAAATAGTTGGAAATAGTATTTTTGAAAATCAATCTTCCGGTATTTCTTTAGCTTACGGTTCATCAAACAATAATATTGACGGAAATAATATTTATTCAACTAGATCTGCTGGCGAAGGACAGTTGCAAGCATATGTAGGATGTCAAAACAATAAATTTTCTAGCAATAAAGTTGTTATGGCTGGTGCGTCAGATCCTCAATACATGATGTATTGCGCTGTAATGTCTGGCGGCAATGAGTTTATAAACAACTCAGTTCAAGGCAAAGTAAATAGAGCAATGGTTGGCGTTGAAAGCACTTGGAATACTGCAACCACAAATCCAGCTTCAAGAGCATATAGCAATCCTGCTGTAGGATCAGGATGGGCTAATGCTGGTATGTCTTTAGTGTCGGTGGTTGGAAATACTATTGGTAGTGCAAATGTTTCAGCACCAGCAATTTTCTTTTATCAGGTAACTCAAGGAACTGTTTGCAGTTTATTTAACTGCAATATTGGAGACAATAGAGTTACAAATGCAGATCAAAATTATCAGCTTGAACTTGCGGAAGATACTTCTGGTAATTTAACTAATTTTATTTTGTTAAACAATAATTTTTTCTACAATCAAGCAATACCAAGTGTTTTTCCTTTAGCAAGAGGCAGAGCGCACTTTGCTAAGTGTATGGGTAACGTGATGTTTAATGACTTAAACATTGGCTATGAATTCCCAAGCGGCACAACAACACCCAGCGTTGCAACACTAGACCTTGTGTCTACTGCTGCGTATGCAACTGCGACAACCATTACAAATTTCACTAATGGTATGCAAGGGCAAACCATATTAGTCAGATTGTCTGCTAACACAACTATTCAAAACAATGCTTCTGTTATATTAAAAGGCGGCATAAATATTGTGGGAACTTCAGCTAACGAATATGTTACTTTGTTTAACAGAGGTAGCGGTGTTTGGGTTGAGCAAACAAGAAATTTTTAACAAACTAAAAACCATTACTTAGGTGACAGTATGTCAAATGTAAAGATTTCAGAGTTACCTGTAGCTACGCTGCCGTTAACAGGCGCAGAAGAATTGCCCATTGTGCAGGCTGGTGTAACTAATAAAGTTTCGGTTTCTAATTTATCTTCCGCAACAAAGATTAATAATTTTACTGGTAATGGAGCTACGGTAGCATTTACATTGTTGGCAAGTCCTGCAAATGAAAACGCAACAAATGTTTATGTTAACGGCGTTTATCAGCAAAAAAACACTTACACTGTTTCAGGTACGACCTTAACTTTTTCTCAAGCACCTCCGACAACTTCAACTATAGAAGTTTCATATCTATGATTACTCCATCATACGGATTGACCGCAACAGAACGAGTGCTGCCCAGACTAGCGTTGGATTTTACAACTGCTATTCTTGATTCTCGTGTGACGTTTACTCGTTCAGGAGACACGGCAACTGTTACTAATTCAAGTGGTGTCATTGCGGCGATTAACGCTAATTTACCTCGTTTTGATTTTGACCCGACAACGCTTGTTTGCAAAGGTTTGCTAATAGAAGAAGCTCGTACTAATTCTTTGTTAAATAGTTTACTTGATGGTACTGACTTAGCTACACAAACGGTTGTTGTTACCGCTGCGGCTAGAACGTTATCATTTTATGGCAATGGCACAATTGTTTTATCTGGCGCACATTCTGCTACCGTTAACGGCGCTGGAGCTTACCCAGCAAGAACTACGTTAACTTTTACTCCATCAGTAGGTGCATTGATTTTAACTGTAACTGGTACGGTTCAATTTGCACAGTTAGAATCAGGTGCATTTGCTACTTCATTTATCCCCACAGAAGCCACAACAGTCACCCGCAATGCTGACGTAGCAACAATGACGGGAACAAACTTTAGTAGCTGGTATAACGCTAGTGAGGGTGCTTTTGTTGTAAACGCACAAACAGCAAGACAGGTTGCAATTGCCGCTACTGGAATTGTAGGAATTAACAACGGTAGTATAACTGAACAGATTAATTGTTTTTTTCGTGGGGTTGGCTCAACTGGTGCAAATATTTTTTCTAGCTCTGCTTCGCAAATGGATCAAGCTCCGACAGGTGTAGTGTCAGCTAATACGTTAATTAAATTAGGTGTTGCATACAAACTAAACGACGCTGTTTCTTACGGACAAGGAACAGCACAAGCTACAGATACTTCAGTAACCGTACCTACTGTTAGCCAATTGCAATTTGGTGTAATTCAAGCTGGGCAATATTTAAATGGTTGGATTCAAAAGTTTAATTATTGGCCACAGCGTATTTTAAATGCTGAAGGTCAAGCATTTTCCAAATAAGGAACAGTTATGAGTTTGACAAAAGTAACATATTCAATGATTAACGGTTCTGTTGCTAACGTGCTTGATTATGGTGCAGTAAGAGACGGTGTAACGGATGACACAACAGCTATCCAAGCGGCTATTGATGCTAACCCAGGCAAAATAATTTTTATGCCTAGAGGAACATACCTTTCTTCTGGCGTAAGTATTTTGACAAACAGCACTAAGTTAGTCGGAGAAGGAATGTCATTCGGCGGGACAATTATTAGACCGTCAAATACAACTGGAAATGACATCACCTTAATTGGTCAACAATCAGGCGTATACAGCATACTTATTCAGCCTAATGTTAAAAAAACAAACGGTTACGGCGTTTATGTTACAAATAATGCGTTTAGATGCGTTGTAGAATCTGTAAGTGTTGTTCAAGGTTTTAACGGTATCGGAATTGTTAACGGTACACAAACACGCATAGAAAATTGCCAAGTAAGATATTTGCTTGGTGTACATGGTATTTATTTTAGTGGTACAAATACTGGCGGATACGTTGGCTCTTACCGAGCCATGATTAACAATTTTGAAGCTGACAACCCATATCCTTTTTCTCCACAAATTGCCGCAGTAAAAACATGGGCAAGCTCTACCGCTTTTTTACAAGGTGACATAGTTAACGTAAATGGCGTAATTTGGCAATGCAGCACCGCAGGAACGACTGGCGCAACAAGCCCGTCTGGGTATCCAGGCACTACGGCACAAACGGTATTTTCCGAGTCTGTTGTAGATGGAACGGCAGCGTGGCGTTTTGTTTGTCTTAATACATTATTCTGGATTGTTCAAGACAGCTATTCGTATTCTTTAGTTATAAACGAAGCTGCGTTGTTGAATGGCGCAAGAGGCTTTGCACAAATTGATTCTGCTGCTACTGGCACTAGTTATCCGGTATGGTGTTACGCATGGGATTTAGAGTGCGATCATAATTTTCTTGGCGGCGTGACTCAATTTGCTGGCGAAAATATAGTGCTTAATGGGTCTTGGCTTGGCTCTACTTTAAACGGTAACGGATTTACGGCAGGCTCTTCAGGTCGTGGAGAAATATATATCGGGGCTGGCACTCGAATAATGGGATGTGCTTTTAACGGCGTTGATATTAACGCAGGCCCAACTGCGATTATTATTGACGGATGTTTTATTGGCATAAATAGTAATGCCGCTGCCGCTACATATCATGGCATTTCCGTTCAAGCAAATGCGTCAAAATTCCAAATTACAAATAATAAAATAGGAACGTTGCCAGCAATTGCTGGAAACTTACAGGCGTATGGTATTTTTATAGCCATAGGGACATCAAACGAATATATTATTTCTAACAACAATTTAATTGGAAACACCACGGGCGGGATGTTAGATAACGGCACAGGAACTACTAGACTGCTTTCTAACAATATTGGGTTTGTTTCGCAAAGCCAAGGTCTTGCAGGTGTAACCGTTGGAAATTCAAGTGTGGTTGTTACGCATTCTTTATCAAAAACACCACTTCCAAGTGGGATTACAATTACAAACGCCGCCCCTTTTGTAGGCGATTCTTTTTATCTTGATACAACAAGTGTTACGTCAACACAATTTACGGTGCGAACAAATTCCGCAGTAGCTTCAGATCAATTTTTTGCGTGGACAGCAAGAATCTTTAATAGTTAAAAATACTATGGTACGGAGCGTTTGAAGCCCGTGGGTGGGATAGAAAGTCGATGTTGGATTGGGTATTGCCTACAACAGTCACGATAGCAATTGCACTAATTAAGTCTTATACTGTATATAATTGAAGTAATCGTACTGGTGCGTTCACCAGGGTTTCTTAGGAAACAAAAATGTCAGACGAAGTAAGCCAAGCGGAAGTGCCCGCGCCGGAACTGGAAGCTACGGTAGCCCCAGTATCTGAAGTACAAACGCCGGAAGTAGACCAAGAACAGCAACCAGCTAAGACCTTTAGTCAGGAAGAACTGGACGCAGCGATTGGAAAACGGCTCGCAAGAGAGCAACGTAAGTGGGAAAGAGAGCAGGCTCAACGGGCGCAGCCCCAGATGCCAACTTCTACTCCCGTAGCGCCAGAACAGTTTGAATCGACCGATGCGTATGTAGATGCACTAGCAACGCAAAGAGCCGAACAACTTTTGGCACAACGAGAGCAGAATAAGCAACAGGCTGAACTTTTAGAGTCGTATCACGATAGAGAGGAAAAGGCACGGGAGAAGTATGACGACTTTGAACAAGTCGCCTATAACCCAAACCTTCCGATCACTGACGTGATGGCTCAGTCGATTCAAGCATCTGATATTGGTCCCGAAGTGGCTTACCACTTAGGCGCTAATCCGAAAGAAGCTGAACGCATCGCCCGCCTATCACCAATCTTGCAGGCTAAGGAAATTGGTAAATTGGAAGCTAAATTAGCTGCCGATCCACCAGTTAAGAAAACATCTAATGCGCCATCGCCTATTAGCCCTCTCACCGCCAGAAGCTCGGGTTCGCCCGCATACGATACAACTGACCCACGCTCTATCAAAACGATGAGTACGTCAGACTGGATCGAAGCCGAACGGCAGCGTCAGATTAAAAAGCAGGAAGCGCTACGCAACCGCTAACTTACTTTTAGGAAATTATCATGGCTAATAGCCTTCTTACCATTGACATGATTACCCGTAAGTCTCTCGAAATCCTCGAGAACAATCTGGTACTCACACGCAACGTAAACCGCCAGTACGACGACTCCTTCGCTGTTGAAGGTGCCAAGATTGGTTCAACCCTCCGTATCCGCCTGCCCGATCGTGCGCTGGTAACTGACGGTGCTGCCCTGCAAGTTCAGGCAGACAACGAACAGTTCACAACGCTGACTGTGTCCAGCCAAAAGCACATTGGTGTTAACTTCACCTCTGCCGAACTGACAATGCAATTGGATGACTTCGCAGAACGTGTTTTGAAGCCTCGCGTTTCGCAGTTGGCATCTTCGGTTGACGCCGACGTTGCGACTTCGTACAAAGGCATCTACAACACAGTCGGCTCACCAGGTACCACGCCTGCAACTTCCTTGGTTCTGTTGCAAGCTAACCAGAAACTTAACGAGTTCGCCACTCCGATGGATCAGCGCTACGCAACAGTTAACCCTGCTGCCAACGCCGGTCTGGTTGAGGGCATGAAAGGTCTGTTTAACCCAACCGGCACTATCAGCCGCCAGTTCAAGAACGGCATGATGGGTGAAGGCATCTTGGGTCTGGACGAGATCAATATGTCTCAGTCAATCAGCAACCACACGAACGGCGATTGGGGCACTGCCATCACTGTGACGTCCACCGTTGCAACTGAAGGTCAAGCCACTCTGCCAATCAGCTTCACTGGTTCGAGCAAGACATGGAACGTGGGCGACGTATTTACCATCGCCGGTGTGTTCGCTGTTAACCCACAGACACGTCAATCGACAGGTAGCTTGCAACAGTTCGTTGTGACTGCTGCGGCAACTGGTTCTTCGACAGCTACTCTGGACATCAGCCCCGCTCTGTACACAGCCGGCAACGCCTTGGCTACTGTGTTCTCTTTCCCACAAGCCGGTGCTGTTGTGACGATGGTTGGTTCGGCTACTGTTAGCTACCCACAAAACCTGATCTACCACAAAGATGCCATTAGCTTCGCTACGGCTGACTTGTTGTTGCCACAGGGCGTGGATATGGCAAGCCGCCAAGTCCACAACGGTATTTCGTTGCGTATCGTGCGTCAGTACGACATCAACAACGACCGTCTTCCTTGCCGTATTGACGTGCTGTATGGCTACAACGCCATCCGTCCCGTCACTGCCGTCCGTCTCTGGGGCTAAATCAGTGGGGGCTTCGGCCCCCATTCGTAATTTATTTAAAGGAAATTTATCATGGCACTTTCTAATGGCACAGGCGGTTATCAGGTCGGCGCAGGCGCAACTGACGAAGCAATTATGTTCGTTCAGGGCGCACCTACTGCATTGGCTGCCGCAGCAACCGCAACGGCTGCACAACTCCAAAATGGTCTGTTTACTTTTGACGGCGCTGCTGGCAACCTCACATTGCCAACAGTTGCTGATTTAGAAGAAGGCATGCCTAGCGCACAAAAAGTCAATTCTGCATTTGACTTCTTTGTTGTCAACATTGACGCTGCTGGTTCTGATACAGTCACTTTGGCTGTTGGCACTGGTTGGTCTATCGTTGGTGTTGCTGCGGTAACTGTTAATACTTCGGCTCATTTCCGTGCGCGTAAGACTAGCGCCACGACTTGGACTGCATACCGCATTAGCTAATGTAACAACCCCGTCCTTCGGGGCGGGGTTTAACTTTTTTTGGAATTGATAAAGGAGTTTTAACATGGCAAATAATAAACCGATTGGCGTAGCATACGCTGATCCTTTGCTTGATTCTGTACAAGTTGGTACCTCTAACGCGCCTATTGAAATTAATACTTCAGGCGTATTAAATGGTGCTTATGCAACAACTTCAGCCGCTTCAGGCGACACCCGTCTTAACTTTAGCCGTTTAACCTTTACCTCTACAGGTTCAGGCGAAACTGCACGTTTCTTGACCCGTGTAAATGGTGCTAACGGTGCTACTGCTGGAACTATTAACGGCGCTCACATTAGCTGCGCAGTTAACACTGGTGGCACAATTAGTGGTGCGGCTAACGCTTTACGCGCAACTATCGGTGGTTCGTCTACTAACCCAGGCGGCACACTTGCTGCGTTGCAACTTGATTCCGATATTGCTTCTGGCGGCACTTGGTCTAACGCATCTTTCTTGCGCGTGACCAACTCTGGCACCGGCACACTCGGTAATTTTGCGGCTTTTCCCGCAGCAGCTACAACAGGCGTATTTCGTGCAGCCGTTGGTATTCCAGCAGCCACACATACTATTCCTGTGACTAGCGGTGGTGTAACTTACTATATTATGGTTTCTACAATCGCCTAATATGATAATTACAAAAGAGTTTTTGCTATCTGAAATCTCTGACTTAGAGGCTGAATCACAGAAGGCGCAAGTCTTCTTGGTTCAGGCTCAAGCTACTATTTCAGCATATACGTTGCTTATAAAGAAATTAGACGAGCCAACCGAAAATGCAAATCTATCTTAAACACCCAATTCATGGTACTAAGATTGCCACCATGAGTCTGGAAGCCGAATATGATGAAACAAACGGCTGGGTGCGGTACAATCCGGATACGCCTGAAGTTGAAATAGCGGAGCCAGTTAATACGCTAAAACGTCGTCGTAAAACTACGGAGTAAACATGGCCACAACAGCCAATGACCAGATTAACAGCGCTCTGCGCTTACTCGGCGTTTTGGCTGAAGGCGAGATTCCTTCGTCAGAAACATCGCAAGACGCTCTTGTTGCGTTGCAGCAAATGATTGACAGTTGGAGTACAGAACGTCTGGCTGTGTTCTCGACACAAGATCAGGTCTTTTCTTGGCCACCTGGTGCTATTGAGCGAACGCTTGGTCCAACCGGTAACTTTATTGGCGATCGTCCTATATTGATTGACGATTCTACATACTTCCGTGATCCTGCGTCTGGCATTTCTTACGGTCTTAAACTGATCAATCAGCAGCAATACAACGGTATTGCGGTCAAGACTGTGACCTCGACCTACCCGCAAGTCATGTGGGTCAACATGACTTACCCAGACATTACGATGACGGTCTATCCAGTGCCTACTAAGGTGCTGGAGTTTCACATTGTTTCTGTTGCGCCATTAACATCTCCCGCTACGTTGACGACAGTGTTGGCGTTTCCACCAGGCTATTTGCGAGCATTTCGCTACTGCTTGGCGTGTGAATTAGCTCCTGAATTTGGTATCGAGCCATCGCCCACAGTCATGCGTATCGCCATGACATCTAAGCGAAACTTGAAGCGCATCAACAATCCTGATGACATCATGTCAATTCCTTATTCGATTGTAGGCACTCGCCAGCGCTTTAACATTTTTGCCGGTAACTTCTAATGAAGACGCCTATCTTAGGCTCTGCGTACACTGCTCGTAGCGTCAACGCTGCGGATAACCGCATGGTGAATTTGTTTCCAGAAATTATCCCAGAAGGCGGTAAAGAGCCTGCGTTCTTGCAGCGCACTCCAGGTCTTACAACACTTGTGACGCTTGGTAGCACACCAGAAGAAGTGCGAGGGTTGTGGACGTTAGGTAACTTCTTGTACGCCGTATGCGGCAATACGTTCTATAAGATTACAACATCTTATGTTGCTACTGCTAAAGGCACTGTAACAGGCACGGGTCCTGTTAGCATGGTAGACAATGGCACTCAGATTGCTATTGCTGCAAATGGTCCAGGCTACATCTACAACACAGCGACAGACGTATTTCAAGCCATTACAGACCCTGATTTCCCTGGTGCAGTGACAGTTGGTTACCTAGATGGCTACTTTGTGTTTAACGAACCAAACAGCCAGAAAATCTGGGTGACTACGCTATTAGATGGATTGACAATTGACCCGTTAGACTTTGCTTCTGCCGAAGGTTCACCTGACGGCGTGGTTGGCATTATTGTCGATCACAGAGAAGTATGGGTGTTTGGCACTAACTCGGTTGAGGTCTGGTACGACGCAGGCAACGCTGATTTTCCGCTTCAGCGGATTCAAGGCGCGTTTAATGAGATAGGTTGTGCAGCGCCTTATTCTATCGCCAAAATGGACAACGGTTTGTTTTGGTTAGGCAAGGATGCCCGTGGGCAAGGCATTGTGTACCGTGCCAATGGTTACACTGGTCAGCGCATCTCTACTCACGCAATTGAATGGCAATTGCAGCAGTACGAGAATATGGCAGATGCCATTGGCTACACCTACCAACAGGATGGTCACAGCTTCTATGTTTTAATTTTCCCTCAAGCCGATACGACTTGGGTGTATGACGTAGCCACCCAAGCATGGCATGAACGCGCAGGCTGGGTCAACGGTCAATGGACAAGACACAGAAGTAATTGCCAAGTATTCTTTAATGGCGAAACCATTGTCGGTGATTTTGAGAATAGCAAGTTGTACTCCATGCGTCCAGACGTATATGCCGACGCAGACTATCCGCAACGCTGGTTGCGTTCGTGGCGGGCGCTGCCAACAGGTCAAAACAACCTTAAGCGTACCGTTCAGCACAGTATGCAATTGGATTGCGAAACAGGCGTAGGCTTAAGTGGCATCTCACAGTATGAAACAAATTACTTACTTACCGAAGACAATGATTTTTTACTAACAGAGTCTGGTGAGTATTTAATAACTGAAGGGTTTGTGCAAGGTGCCGTACCTGAAGTGATGCTGCGCTGGTCTGATGATGGTGGTCACACTTGGTCGTATGAGCATTGGCGCAACATGGGTAGGATTGGTCGCTACGGGCACAGAACGATTTGGCGCAGGCTAGGCACCACGGAAAAGCTGCGTGATCGGGTGTATGAACTTAGCGCAACTGATCCAGTTAAGATTGCCATTATGGGTGCAGAACTTCTCTTAAGTGGCACAAATGCTTAACATCACCAACATCACGCCACCAAGAGTGCCGTTCTTAGATGAACGCACTGGCATGATTTCGCGTGAATGGTATCGGTTCTTTTTTAACCAGTTTGAAAAAGTAGGCAACAGTGCTTCTTCTTTAGAAGATTTGCAGCTTGGACCAGTTGAAACAGACTCTTTTGCTTTTGAAATAACCAAAGACATTACGCAGTTTGCCATTCAACCGGCACAAGATGGCGTTGTTGATCAGATTGCAGAGATGCAAAAGCAGATTCAAGCGGCAGAACTTAGCTCTGAGGGCGCTGTCATGGCGCTACTAGCGCAGATTGCTGAATTGCAAAAGGAAGTGCAAGGGTTAGCCGTATCCCCTCCTGTGACGCCCCAGTTAAAACGGGCACGGTACGGGTCGTTTTTTGATACCACCACGCAGCTAGGCACAACCATTAACACGGCTAAAGCCATTACGTTTAACACGACTGATCTTAGCAACGGGGTGTACCTTGGTACGCCGACCTCACGGGTATACGTCGATACGCCAGGGATTTACAACTACGATCTGTCGTTTCAGCTAGATAAGACTAGCGGCGGCGTAGGTAACTTTTACATTTGGTTTAGGCTTAACGGCGTGGATGTTGCCAACAGCGCTAGTTATATACAGATTCAAGGCAATAACGCTGAGATATTTTCCTCGTTAAATTACTTTTTTGATTTAAACGCAGGGGATTATGTT